GACTCGTTCCACAAAGTTAGTAGCCAATCTGTACCACGTCGGGTTGCGTCTACGAGGTAGACCGGAAGGTGATTGCCGCCATCCTGCGGATCAAACGTTTTAGTGTGCGCTAGTTGCTTGCCGTTACCCCAACGCTTGAGATCTCGAAGAATGTCACTCTCCGCCCCGAACCGTGGATTCCTATGATCCCCTCTCGGGTAATAGCCGCATGACGCAACCTTGTACAAGGACACCTTCACCTGCTCCATCACCGTGCCTCCGCTCCAGTTTGTTGGGGTGGGGCATTACATCACGACACAACCCGCTTTAAACCCCCTTTAAATCAGCCGACAAGGCCCCTAAGCAGGTGATCCCAGGGGGTTGCCGCATCGAAGCGGTTTAAACGCTCCTAGCGCCCCCTCATTCCTTTCGCCTCCCCGCCCTCTTCGCTGCATGGTCCAGGGCGGCCTTGCGCCCATCGAGCTGCAGTTCGCGCTTCGTGAACGGCTTGGCCCCCGGCGTCATGACCTGCCAGGTCTTGAGCCACGGCAGCGCGATGCACCCGCAGTGGATCACCTGCTCTGGCGGGGCCTTGGGATCGTGGGGGCACTGCATCATGTCGAAGCCCCCGCCAGGGTTGGGCACCTTGAACGCCTTGCCGGCTTCGACCACCTCGCCATCCATCAGGTCATGGTTCCAGCGGCTGTGTATCTTGCCGCTGCGCCGCCACTGCTTGCCCAGGCCCGGCACCAGGGGCGCGGCCTGCACCAGGCGCTCCTTGCCTGCCACCGCGAAAGCCCGGCTGACCTCGGTGTTCACGATGCTGGTGGCCCGCTTGGTGGAGTCGGCGGCCAGGATGGCCTGCACGGTCTTGATGGCCTGGAACGGCGTCACGCCGCCGATGGTGACCAGGCCGAGCTGCTGCCCGATCTTGGCCGCCGCCTCGGCTGTGACTGCGCGCATTCGGTCCACGCCGAAGGTCTGCATCGCCGCCAGGATGCGCGCGTCGAGCAGGCCCAGGCGCAGTTCCACGTTGTGGCCGATAGCGGCCAGTGGCTTGTCCACCACGTCCTCGCCCTGGGTCCATCCCTGGCGCAGCGCCTGGCTGACGGAGGCGCCCGCCTGGTGGCCCGTGGCGGTCAGGACGGTGTCGAGCTGGTCACGCAGCCGCGTGAGCTGCCACTGTTGCCAGTCGGCGGGCTGGGCGGCGAGCTGCTGCGAGATCTGCACCCACGCCTCGCGCAGCAGGGCCACCACGCCCTGATTGGCGCCGAGCAGCAGCCGGGCGCGCTCGGCCAGGCGTTCCTTTAAAACCGCCTCGAAGCGCTTCTGCTCGGGCGTCACGTTGCAGGCGCCGGTGCGGGCGCAGGCGGCGCGGCGTTCCCGGCCGCGAGTGCGTCGCGCAGGTCGGCGGGCAGGTTGAAGCTGTCCTCGGCCTGGCGCCTGGCCTTGCGCTCGGCCGCTTCTGCGCGCGCGGCGGCCAGCTCGGTCTTGGCGTCGAAGTCCTGGCCGAAGCGCTGGGCCACGTCCGCGATGATCTTGAGGGCAGTCTCTTCGGTGAGCAGCCCGGCCTCGGTCATCTGGATTACCGCTGCCGTGACTGCCTGCATGGCCGACGCGAACTTGGTGATGTCGCGGTTGAGCAGCTCGGGGAACACCGCCGTGACCTGCCATTCGTCCTTGGCCCAGTCGGGCTTGACGCCACGGGTCTGGGCGCTGCACCACAGCACGTAGCGGCCGATTTCCTCCAGCATGCGCTTGAGGAACCCCTGGCGCATGCTGTACATCTTGAAGGTGGGCTCGCCCATCTCCGAAGCGGCGGCCCGGTTCACGTCGCCGCCGCCGCCGAACCAATGCTCGGGCACCGTGGCGCCGCCCAGGACATGGTTGCGCAGCAGCCGGGCGCTCTGGCTGGTGTCGGCCGCCTGCAGCCCGGGCGTCTTGGGTTCCAGCTTGACCTGGTCGTTGTGCACGAACACACTGTTGGCGCCCGGCGGCACGAATTCCTTCTCATACTTCTTGACGGCGTCAGGGTCGGCACCGGTCATCGTGATGTCCCAGACAAAGCGCCGCAGGTAGTCAATGCGGTCCAGCTCGGAGAACAGGAAGTTGTCGTAGGCATCCAGCCAGTCCATCTGCCCCAGAAGGTCGCTTCTCCCACGGCTGCCGTTGGGAAACTTGTTGAGCTGGAACAGCAGCACGTCGCCGTCGCCGAAGTCCTCGGCGCGGATGCGCTGGGTGCGCTCGCTGAACAGCTCGGCATCCTCGCCCAGCACGATCACGCGGTACTTGTGCTGGCGCCCCCGGTTGTCGCGCTTGGTGACCACGCCGATGGGCTGCTCGGGGTTGTCGGGGTCGTTGACCACCGTGGCGATCTGGCGCGGGTCCAGGTAGCCCAGGCGCACGAAGCCATCGCCCTCGCGCACGTTGGCGATGTAGCACTGCTCCCCCAGCAGGCCCAAGGCGCGCACGCGCTGCTCCAGTTTCATGGGCCAGTTGTTGATGGGGTCGCTCCAGAAAGCGTTGAGCAGCGCCTGGTGCTCGTCATTCACGCACTGCAGCGTGACACCCTCGGCCAGCAGGTAGGCCAACGGCAGCTCGACCAGGCGGTTGGCGAGCAGGTTGCTCTGCCACAGGTACTCGGCGAGCTTCTGCATGCGCTCCTGGGCCATGGGCTCCAGGTCGCGGTCGTTCATGCTCGCCAGGCCGTCGCCGGAGATGCGGCGCCAGCCGGCATCGTCGGCGCGGTCGCCCTGGGCCATGGCCGCCTCGCGCACGGGCTTGGACGCGGCATCGGTGGCCGGAGCGTAGCCCACCGCCTCCAGCATGCGTTTAAAGATTCCCATGTCAGTCCTTCGCCGCCAGCTCGGCGCCCAGCAGGGCCAGGGCCATGACGCCGTGGTCGTTGTGCAGCGCGACCACCTCGCGCAGCTTGGCGGCGGCCAGCTCCACGCCCTGGCGTTCGGCTTCGGGCAGCGCATAGATGGCGCCACGGATCAAAAGAAGTTGCTGTTGTGCTTCGTTCATCTCGGTCTCCGGAACATGCGCGCGGCCTGCCGCGCGTAGCGCTCTCGCGCGGTCTTTGGTTGCTGGGTGCTGTTGCCGCCCTGGGCCATGGCGGCGATGCCGCCTGTCACGCACAGCATCCAGAGCATTTGCACCATGTCCGGCCCGTCGTCATGGTCGGCCTTGGGGAAGTGGCGGAACTGGTCGACAAGCGTGGTCTGGCTGCTGTGCAGCCGGAGCAGGCCGTTGTGCATGTGCGGCTGCAGGCTCTCGATGCGCAGCAGCTTGTCGCTGATGGGGATCAGGGCGCGCGCGGGCACAGGTACCCCGAGCTGGGCGCTGCGCTTGACCAGCTCGGTGCGCAGGAATTCCTGGAACTGCACCGACTCGAAGCCCCAGACGATGCAGCAGTACTCGCGCTGCATCTCGATCACGTCGCTGATGATGCGGTCGGGCACGCGCTTCTTGATGGCCGCCTCCACCACATCCATCACGCCCGTCTCGCGGTTGTAGCCGCCCACGCCGATGGCGCTGGGGTCGCGGCTGTTGCCCGCCTTGCCCAGGCTGGGGTCGCAAGCGCCGTAGAAAATCCACTCGGCCAGGCGGTTGACCCAGAAGCGGATGGAGTGGGCGAAGGGCGCGTCGTCGCCCGCCACGGGGTCGTTCTGCTGCTCTGAGTCGAACGCGGCGTGGCCTTCACGCGCGCGGCGGATCATGAGCTTGACCAGCGGACGCACAGCCGGCCAGCTCACCCGCGCGCCCTGATCCATCTCGGCCTGGTTCTCGCGGTAGAGCGCCATGGCGGCAGCCTCGCCTTGCTGTGGCGTCTCGCCGCCCAGCAGTAGCCCCTCGAACTGCTCCCACAGGTCCATGCGCTCGGGCCAGTGGAGGATGGCTTTAAAGACCTTGCGATTCCACAGCGGGTTCTTGAGGAAGCGCGCGAGCACGCTGTCGTAGTGCAGCACCGTGCCGATCAGGATGGCGTGCATGGAGTCGTCGGGCGGGCCGAGCGACAGGACGGACTTGGTGACGAACGCCTGCAGCTTGTCGCGCTGCGCGGGCGTGTTCACATTCTCGTCGTTCTCGATGTCGTCCATGATCGCCAACTGCGGGCGGTAGGCGCCGTGGCGGCGGCCGCGAATCTTCTTGGCCGACCCGAACGCCTCGATCTTGCGGCCGTTGGCCGTGACGATCACGCCCGCGCGCCACACCTTGCCCTGGCCCGCCGCCTCGGGGAAGTCGCTGGCGATGCGCGGGTTGGCTTCCAGTTCGGCCTTGATGGCCTCCAGCATCTCGGCGGCTTGCTCGAAGGCATCCATGATGATGACGATGTACCAGAGCAGCCCGGTGACCACGCACCAGGACACGAAGGACATGCTGACCTTCGTGGACTTGGCCTCACCGCGAGGTGCAGCCGTGGCATCACGCTGGCCGGTGCCGCTGTTGATGATCTCGGGCAGGCGCTTGTACAGGTACACGTGCAGCGCACTGGGCTCGGCCTTGCCGTAGTGGGGAAAGTAGTTGCGGTCCCAGTACTCGAAGCCATGCACCGGGTCGCAGACCTTGCGGCGGCGCTCGGCGATGGCCTCGGGGCTCACGTCCCAGCCGTCCATGTCGGCGTCGATCTGGCGGCGCAGATCGTCAGCCAAGGCCGTCAGGCCGGCGAGGAATTCCTTGGTGTTCTTTGCCATGGCTAGAGGGCCGCCGCCAATAGCAGCAGCGCTTTGAAGTAGTGGCCTTCAAACAGGAGCCACAGGGCAACGATGAAAACCATGTTGCGGTCCATCACCGCACCTTCGCCAGCTCTTCGCCGAACGGCTCCAGCATGTCGGCCAGGGCGGCCAGGTGTTGCGGATACTTCGCCTTGGCGAACGTCACGAACCGCTGCAGTACATCGATCTGCACGGCCTGGCGGTCCAGGTCGGGCGCCAGGCGCTTGAAGCTCGCCATGGTCTTGTTGAAGCTGTCGCTCATGCTGGCGAGCGTTTCGGCGCGCTCGCGCGGACCCATCTTCTGGTCTTCGCGCAACAGGTCCATGGTGGCCTGGTGTTGCACCAGGTAGTCTTCCAGCAGCTTCTTGGACAGGCTGGCGAAGTTGTCATCGCCCAGGGCCATGGCCGTGCGGACGGTGTCCCAGTCGTCGCCCTTCTCTGCGGCCTCTTTTTTCCAGCGGTTGGCCGTGCCACGCGGCACCCCCGCTTTCGCGCAGGCTGCATCCATGGGCAGGCGCTGGTAGATGTAGAAGCCGCGCAGTTGGGTGCGCTTTTCGCCAGGGTGTGCCATCAGTTGCCCAGGCCGGAGCCGCCGCGCAGGAACTGCTTGATGCCTTCCACGACCAGCGCCGTGCCCACTGCCACCGCGCCGCCCGAAACGGCGCCTGCCACAGCCGCCTTCTTTTCAACCTCGCGCAGCCGCGCATCGAGCCCGTTGTAGTGCTCCTCCATGCGCTTTTCCATGCGGTCCATGCGCGTGTTCTGTTGTTCCTGGCCGTCCCGCAGGGATTGCACGAGGCCGTGAATCTGCCCGAGCAGCAGCAGTTCCTGGCGGCGGTCGTTGTTCTGTTCGCTCATGGGTTGTCGCGGTTGTTTAAAAACTCGATCAATGCGCGGTAGCGCTGCCGGTCTGCTGCGCAGCTCTTGGCGTTGGCGGTGTGGTTGTCCCAGGCGTCTTGGAGCGTGAGGCCGGAGTCCTCGGCACAAGCGGCGTCGGCTCCTTCGGGGGCACCAGCAAGGCCGCAGGCACTGGCTGGCGCGTCGATGCCCGTGAGGGCGCCGTTCCACATCCGGACAGCAGCAAGAGTGAGAGCAGGGCCGCGATCGACATCAGGGCCAGGCGCGTCGCGGCTGCCTGCTGCCGGCGTGGCGTCCTGGTCACTCCCATGACAGGGGGCAGCAGCAGCCACAGGGCGAGGCACCACAAGAGGTACGCGGCGACCAAGGTCGTGATACTGGAGAGCAAGGGCGGCATAGCGGTCTTCCTGGTCGAGGTGTTCGGTGAGGTAGTGGGCTGCGGCCTGGTCGGCGCGTTGGGTTTCCCGGGCCGTGGCCTCGCGCTCGGCCTGCAGTTCCTTGGCGTGCTTGGCAAGCCACGCGTTGTCGGTGGCGGTGTGGCCCCACCAGTAGCCGCCGCCGACCAAGGCCAGGGAGGTGCCGAGGGCGAGCAGAGCGCGGGCGGCAAGGCTCATTGCTGCAGCCCCATGCACTTGGCGTGGCGCTCCTGCTGGCGCGTCCATACGCCCGCGCAGCGCTTGTTGCCGGGCGTGCTGCAGTCGTAGCCCCCTGCAAAGCGGTATCGCAGCAGCGCATTGCAGGCCGCCACGTAGTTGCCTGTCAGCAGCTCGCGCCGCATGCTGGACTTCTGCCAGGCGGCCGTGCCGTACTGGTAGACCCAATCCATGTAGAGGTCGTATTCACCCTGGTGCAGCTTCACGCCGGGCAGCGATGCACGGAATGCCGCCTCCTCGCGGCTGATGTGCGCATGGGCCTTGATGAGCCCCCGCACGGGCGTGGTGGTGTCGCCCATCTTCACGGGCGTGCCGTCTTCGTGATAGGTGCTGCCGAAGCCCACGGTGGGCCGGTCGCCCTGAGTGGGGATGACGGCGGTGCCCGTGTAGTTTTCGCTGACCACGAGGCCGACCAGACCGGCAGCGGACAAGGACAGGCCGGCGACCAGCATGCGCGGGCTGACGCCGCCGAACATTCGGCCCTTGCCTTGCGCTGCGCGTGCTTGGCGCTGGCGATAGATCGTCGCGACCACCACCAGGGCGATCAGCGCGAACAGGAAAAAGGATGGTGTGATTGCCATGCCGCGACTGTCATCGCGGAGGCATAAAAAACTAAGGCCGACATATGCCGGCCCGAACTCGCTTGGAGTGCCTTCTACGGTAGCACGGCCCGGCTCGCACGGTCAACACGTGCGCGCTTGCGCCAGACCCATGGCGCGATGGGGGCCGCGTCTTGCCAGAGCCCCACGCCCGCCGCGCGTGCCGACTCCTCCAGGCGCTTGATCTGAGGGTCCGTGAGGTACTCGGTGTATGCCCATGCCAGGCCTGCACGCACCTGGTGGGCACTGGCATCAGTGCCCTCGCACTCGACGCGCGCCACGGTACGGCGGTAGCGATCGGTTTTAAGCGGGGTGAGGCGAGCCCAGGTTTTAAAGCACAGCTTCGCCAGGTGCTGGCGCGACACGTTGCCAAACGGCTGCTTGCGCTCAGGGGCGTCGATCTCTGCCAGGCGCACCTTGACTTGCTGGTACTGGCCGGGATCTCCGCAGCGTGCGGTCAGTGTGTCGCCGTCAGCGATGGCCACGACCAGGCAGAGTGCAGTCGCGGTGATCAAGATGCAGATCGTGGCGAGATGAGTTGCTTGCCGTCGAGCGTCAGCAGCTTGATCCTGCCGCTATCTTCGTCAACGACACAGAGCGCAATCATCGCCACCTCATTCCCCAGGCCATTGCGCATCCTCACCATGCGAGAGTTCTGGTTCCACA